AGGCGTGGGTCTTTCTTGGCAGGCATAAGTTACTTCTTCTTGCGAGGCGTAGACCGCTTCGGTCCCTCAAGTTTAGATCCTCTAGAATACGTAGTTTTGACCGCACGCACTTGGGCTGCCCGCTTAGGAACTCGAACTTCCTTTACTTCGTAGACCTTTCCAGTTTTCTTATCGGTAATGGTAGTTAGTGTTCGCTTACCATCCTTTTTAGAAATACTTGTTGCACTCGGAGTTGAGTAAACTGTGCGCTTGCCGGTTTTTGGTGTCTTAATCGTAGAAATAGTTCCACTTTCACCCGGCTTGCGGGTAACCTTTTTCTTTGCTGCTGCTCGCTTTGCTGCGGCGTCACGAGCCATGCGATCTGCTGTTGCCATGATTATTTCCTCTTTCGTTTAACTGCTGCGTTATCTACTAGGTTCGGGTACGGTCTACCCGCTTTCTTAGCGCGAGCCTTAGCAGCAGCCTTCTGGGCAGCCGTCAACGGCTTCGACTTCTTCTTAGGATTCGGCTTATCCCAAAACGCTTTCTGAGCAGCCTTCTTGGCTCCAGCCATCTTAGCCTTCGCTAACGGTTGACGAGTATTAATCTTCCTTGCCATACTTACGTCCCATCGGCTGAGCCAACTCAGAAACAGTAGTTTTCACATTCGGCATAACCGTAGAGTTCTCAGGATGATTACCGTCCCCACCCATCTTCTGAGTCGGGTCCATCCAGCAGCCACACGAAACGCACATAGTTATTCCTTAGATTGGTAGCCGACGAGTAACACCGGCAGTCAGGTTGGGTTCACCGCCGCCGCCCAGGGACGCCATTAGTGTCTGAAGATCTGGCCTGCCACCAGCGCCCATGCCAGCCTGCCCTGGTGCAACACCAGGCATAAGGCCAGTAGCCTCATTGACGCCAGGCAGACCACCGCCAGGGGGAGCCTCACCGGGGGCGCCGACCATCCCTGCGGCCTCCTCACCCGTGGGCTCAACCCCTGGCGGGGTCATTTGCTCCTCAGGCTGGAAGGCTTCGGAGACAATCTCTTCGATTGGCTTGCCTCGCTGTCGCCCAAGGATGATCTCGGAAAGGCGGGAAAGAACCTCACCAGGGTCTTGCCCGTTCTGCGCGAGAGCCGGAATGGCTTGCGCGTAACCGGCAACCGCCTGCTTCAATGCGTCACGCATTTCCTCAATGTCAATCATCTGCTCTTCCTCAGTGGGGTCAAGAGCAAACGGCATCTGGCGACGCAGAAAATCACGGGAGATCAGTCGATCACCGCGAGCTTGTAGCCCGAACACGAGAGCACGGTTAGGATCAAGCCCAGCCATCAAGCCATACTGCACATCAACAGTGTGGTCACCCTTGATGTCGCGGCTCGGGCGATACTTGATCTCGTATGGGGTACCGTCAGCGTTACCGCGAATCGTCTTGGTTTCTTCGGGGAACAACATCTCGTCCACCTTGAAACACAACATAACCACGTCACGCAAGCCACGTGCGAACATGGCTTGACCTGTGCGGATCTGTGTGTCGAAACCAGACATCAGAGCTTGGACGCCCCGGCCCGTGACTACGCTAGAGTCAATTTCGCCTACGCGAGCGTTCGGGTAACGTGACCCTTGACGCAACTCCTGATCCAAAACACCTTGCTGGGTGAAGGCTGCCGTTGGTACCTCGATAGGTACGCGGCGCACACGTTCACCGTTAGCGGTACGGATCACACTGTCGGGGCCGAGAGCAAGCTCCTGGGCATCCGGTGGTAAGACGATGGGTGCCTGTACGCTCTTCTGCGCTGCTTCTAAGCTTAAAAGTGCGAAACGAGCTTTAGCGACTTGCACCGCAAGTACATCGTCAAACTGTCCGTGTGAATCATCATCGACACCAGGCCGTTGAGTCCACACAACCATGCACTCTCCAACCGGATTGGTTACCGATTCGAGTACAATATCTGCGCGATCATTCGCCAGATACATCATATCGACATGCTTATCGTGGTATCGAACAACCTCAACGAGATCGTTCCCCGAGCCCGGCCTACCAATCTGGGACTCGAACTGCGGATACATGGCGATAAGCTCATCGCGGGTCTTAAAGAAAGTAAAGAAAGCCGCCTGGATGTTACCCCAACGATCAAACACTGGGTACGCACCGATTGAGTCCATGAACTTAATGCGCGGCATGTTCATGTTCAAGTCAACTTCAACCATAGCCGGTACGAAACCGTAGGTGAAGTACCGATCCGTGGCAGTGTACATCTGCTTCTGCAGATCGGAGAAGTCAATATAGCCGTTGACGATCTTCGTGCGCTTATCGGAGAACTCACGAGCCGTATCCGATGTCATCTTCGATGACGAGCAGTTGAATGACGGCAGCGGGGCCAGCACTTCAGACAGGTCACGGGCGGCGACATCGACCATGTTCGCCACGATGCCCTTATCGAACGGACCCTCAGGGAACAACTCAGGGTACACGTCCCGCATACGGCCCTGCCGCACAGCGAGAACATCCTGCATACGCTGATCCCTGTCAGCGAAACGAGTCTTGGTGCGGCGGTACAGGTCCTTAATCTGTGAGTACGTGTTACCGCTATACGCAGTAATGTTCTCACCAAACATTACACTTGCCCTGTTGATGTCAGACAAGTTACCTCCTACGCCCCTATGGGCGTCCAAGCCCTCTGAGCTTCCATATCGAGAAGATCAACAACATGCTGGTTCTGCCGGTCCCACGGTGTCAGGAACGGATTGTTGTAATGCGAGCGCGTGTAATTAGCCATAAGCATCACACGATCCCGGCACGCAAGCTCCGCGAACCACAAAGCCATAACAACGTCAGTCTTACCGGCACCCTTCTTCATGTCAGGTGCCCACGTCACAAGCTGCTCCACCAGAGCCTTCGACGCCTCACTGTTGTGAGTAGCCGGAAGCTCAATAAGCTGGTTACCCTGCTCCCACTGGGCGAACAAACTCGTCATAGATGCCACACCAAAGTCAGCATCATGCTTATTCATACCCGTGTAGTGCGGTTTAATAACCGTACCCCGCGACGTACAATACTGATTCACTTCACGGTCATGCACCAAGAAGCCCTGAAAGCCGTTCTTCTCGATACGCCACTCGGAAATACCGTACTTGTCGGTGAGATCCATAATCATGGAACGCATCTCGTCCGGTTTCACGTTAGGTCGGTTGAAAATCTCCAACACATACCGCTTCTGGCTGCGCGGATCAAGCCCCACAACCACCGATGACGTGTAACCAGACGTTGCAGGGTCCAGCCCGGCGACAATAATAAGCCCATCCATGCCCTCAGGGCGGCAACCAGGGATACCTTTCGGTATCTTACCCGGGTACCGGGCACCATTAATNGCAGCTTTCACAGCTTCCGGGGCGAAAATCGCCTCACTGGANACNTGCTCCTGCATATACACCATAGCCCAGGTGCGCGGCTGCATCCTGCCACGTTTCTTAGCTAACCGTGTACCATCCCACTTCGGGAACAACCCATCGGCGTCAGGTTCCGCGTTACGGTCCCCCGCCTCAGGAATATTGCTCTTAGGCCACAGGGTAACCCAGTCATCAGCCTTATCCGCGAACTCCAACACCGCAGGCATAGCCAGATACGACCACGGGGACACCTCATCCGGGTACCGCTTCGGGTCACGAAGCTCCAGATACAAGTCCCGGGTAGCCAACCGCGTACCCACCACCAGCAAAGTACCGGAAGCGGAGATACGGGAAATCACCTCAGACTGAATCCACTCAATCTGCTTCTCAAACTCGTGCGCGTTCGTCAAATCCACGCAGTCATCGAGGATAATCAAGTCAGCACGGGCACCATAAATATGACCCCGGATACCCAAAGCCTGCACCGTCGGGTCCTTCTCACCGGAATCCCGGATCTCCCCCGACACGTAAATCTTATCCTGACTCCACGACTCAGCCCCATCAGCATACCCGCCAGGGGGGCCATACTTCACATGAAACTCAGAATACGCATGATGCGTCAAGCGGGTCTTGATGCCGTACAGGAACTTCCTAGCCATCTCGGCGGTCTTAGACACCACCATCACCCGAATGTTCGGGTCCTTAGCGATCCGGTACGTCACATAATTCATCGTGATCGTCGTAGACTTCGCGTGCTCCGGGGGCACATTCACCATCACCAGATCCGGCTCGGCCCGCTCCAGCACCATCGCCGGATGCGTCCAACGCGGCTCCCGGCCCTCAATCATGTCCACCACATTCAACATATGGTCGAACACCTTGGCACCCAGGTACCTCTCCGAAAACTCCTCAAAGCTCGGAAACGACGCCTGGTCCGGGTTCTCGTGAGACTCAATCCGCTCCTGCCGGATACGATCCACAGCCGCCCGAAAATCCGGGTCAGAGCGCCGATACGACTCATACGACTGCATCGACCTACCGGCGATCTCACACGCCTTAGCCACCGTATGACCAGCAAAAATCTGCTCAAGAATGATCCGCTTAGTCTCATCCACAGGCCGAGAACGCCGAAGCGCACCCTTCTGCTGAGCACTAAAAGCCGAATGCTTCTTACCCCTACCAGCCACGCAACCCTCCCAGGCAACACTAAGGGCCTTCACGAAGGCACAAATAGGGGTATGTTAAACCCAGCTAGCGGAGCCCCCTAAGGGCTCCACCAGCATACCAGCCACCGCCCTCAAGGCGGTGCCTAAACCGGCAGCCAGCGCCGACCCCCACAGGGTCGGCAGCTAGCAGGCGGGGAACTTCGTTCCCCACTATATATAGTGCTCAAAAAACAAGCCCCACCGGACGTAGTTTACCAAAACTTTACAAAACTGTCCTAGTTTGTCCTAATTTGCGGGACCCCTATGCTAGAATTACAAGAGCACCTGTGGTAACACATAGACTCGCGCGCAAGCAAGCCCCGGGTCGCGCTCACGCGCGCCTGCGCGCACGCCTGCGCTCGCGCTGGGCAGCTCGTCTAGCCTGCCTGCCCGGGCCCACGGGCGCCCACCCACCCGGGTGGGGCAGCTTGCAAGCCTGCAGCTACACACACGGGCCCCCTTGATGCCGCAACCGAGCTATATCCCCGGGGAAGGGCTAGCGCTTGTGCACCTGGCACCTGGCGGTCTGGCAGCCTGGCGGCCTGGCACCGTGGACAGTGTGACGCCTGCAGCTTGCCGGGTGCTCGAGCTTGCCGGGCTCGAGCGCGATCAAGCTACCGCCGAGGGTTTATAACGATTCGGTAACGACCGGCCCTAGGTACTTCCATGCTGCCGAGATAGGCGTACCGTACTGCCTAGCGGGCTTGTGCCCGATCACCCCACACGAGAGGATCGACCCGTGTCCATTCATGACTACACCCTCGAAGAATCAACCTTTGTTTGCGCCGTTTGCGGTTTCACTGACTTAGTGGGCCGGTGCGACTGCCCCAACAATCAGCCCGCCCGGTGTGAGGTTCGCGGGTGCGGCGCGCCTGCAGATCCCCGCGCCGTAGCCGTCACCGCCTACGCTTGCACCGAGCACGCCCACCCGGCCGACCTCGAGCACGACACCGACCCCCTGACTATCGACGACCTGCGCACGATCCACGAAGTCATGACCCGACTGGCCGCCGATCACCGCAGCAAGGTGCAGCGCCTCGAGCGCGCCCGGCAGATCAGCGGCGAGGCCCGGTCCATCGCTTTATGCCACAACCGCGAAGCGGTCACCCGCTACGAACGGATAGCCGCCCGCGTCGGGCGTCAGATCCTCGAGCTGGACGGTGAGCTCTAGCCCTAGTCGAAACCGGGCCCGCGCCCGGTCCTGCAGACTTCGCCCCCTGCAGCTGATGAGACAGGCGAACACGGAAGGACACCCCGCAATGAACACGAACACCACCGCCGCAGTGTGCTCGAGCCATGGACTCGTGCGCCTTGCCTCGAGCTACGCTGACGCGCAGCGCGCCGCCGATCAACACCACACCGTCAGCGGCTGCTGGGCCCATGTTCGGATCGAGGCCACCCGATGAGCCGCCCGATATTCTCCCCCGAAGTTATCCGCCTTTATTGGGGCCTGATGTCCGAGGACATGCAGGCAACCTACGAGGACGCGAGCGCCGCCTTGCGGGTGGCAGCTATCCGGGCCACTGACGAGATCCTGATAGCCC